ATGCCCGATGTCGACCCCATGTTCTCCCGTCAACTTCTGAGTGCGCAGCTTCAAGCCGCACGCAAGAAGGCGGGGTACTCACAAATGGACGTCCAGAGAGAGACGAAGTGGTCCCTGTCGAAAGTCATGCGACTGGAGTCGGGGAGGGTGAAGATCTCCACCACTGACCTCAGGGCTTTGGTGAGCTATTACAACCTCTCCAAAGAGGATTCAGATAAGTTGTTTCAGGCTGCAGATGGGGCCCGACTGCAGCCGTGGTGGTATGAATACCGGTCTCTTCTGTCAGAGGGATTTCAGTCCTACCTTGGCTATGAAGCGTCCGCAGCAGTAATCCGCAACTTCGAGGCCCTTTTCATCCCCGGCCTGCTTCAGACCGAAGGGTACGCGCGCGCCCTCCTCCAGCAGTCTGTGGTGCCAGAGAAAGACGAGCTTCTGGATCTTCGCATGAAGCGCCAGGAGCGCATGCTCGACGAATCGTCAGAAACGGAGCTCCGCTTCCTGATCGACGAGGCAGCCCTGCGGCGAGTCGTGGGGCACCCCGAGGTGATGGAGGCCCAACTCGATCACCTGGAGTCGGCCAACTCGCTCGATCATGTGAGCGTAGGAGTAGTGCCCTTCGAGCGCGGACTATATCCGCTCTTGCGCTCACCCTATGTGATTTTCGAGTTCCCCAAGGCCGAGCAGGAAAGGGTGGTGTACCTCGAAAATCCTGACGGGAGCGTCATCCTCAACAATAAGGCAATCGTCGGCGTACAGCGCAGCGTAGAGGACTATCTTGAGGCTTTTTGGGAGGTCGAAAACGAGTACGCAAAAACCATCAGTGAATGGCGAAGGGGCGATACAGCAGGATAGCGCTCATCTCCCCAACCGACACCTCACGAGCGGGAACCATTAAAGGGTCCGCTTAACCGAGGACAAAAAAGAATTCCAGGCGGATGGGCTGACAGAAAGACGCACGGTACTGGAGGCTTTAGAGTCCCTTACAAGAACGCATTCACCTAAGGAAACCTCGACACAATTATCGCCTCCTGGGCCGCTGGCGGAACTTTTGCGCCATACGATCATCGGATCCGAAACGGTCACCGCTCCCCCAAATTCTGCACCATGGCATCCTCAGTACTCGCAGGCTCCTGCCGCCAGTATGGCGGCAGCCGCAATCACTGCCAAGGAGTCAAATCACGGCACCTCAACGCGAAAGACAGCAGGGAATCATGAAATGTCCCGAAGCCTACTGTGAGCCCGCGAAGCGGCAAGAGCTTTTCTAGCCATTACTGCGGGAGATCGCCTCGACGAGAAAGGGAGTGCTCGACTAGCCGGCAAGCATCGTTCGAGCACTCCCCCCTCACGAAGCACCGTCGTCCACACAACTGAACTAGGAAGCCTCATGACAGATATTAACGTGCGACGCGTCACCCGCCAGAGCCACGGCGGAGGGGGCCTTGGGTGTGCGGAGATAACCCGCTCAGGGCGAGGTGCCAGGTGACCACGCCTCCCACGCCCCCCTCTGATGAGCTCTCACACCGAGTGCTTGTAGTCATCATCGCTGTGCTGGTCGGGCTCTTAACAGGCTTTGCAGCAGGCGTGGTAGCCGCGCTACTTCATGCTGCCGCCCTCGTTGCGGCCCAGTGCGCGGGAGGCACGTTCATCGCCGTCACCCTGCTGGTGCTGAAGATCCGCGATCAATTGAGGTAGTCCTGACCACCCTGCTGTCACCCACATCAGGCCGACAGCAGGCTCTTCTCCACCGCAGCGCTTCCCATGTGGTCGCCCTCACCAAGATCGGTTGAACGCAAGGCGCGTCAACCCTTCCATGGAGGTGATGGCATGGGAAGCGCCGTTACTGGCTCCCAGCACCCAACTGAGACCAGAACCGAGACCACAAGCGGTCCGACTGGCTGAGGTCAGGAACCGTCCACATCCCAAAAAAAGCAAAAGCCCCAGGTCACGGCGAGTGAGTCCTGAGGCTTCCACAGAGCCCCCTGTCGGATTCGAACCGACGACCTACGCATTACAAGCTCGCCAGATCGTTGCCCCACCGTTCCCCGGATACCCCTGCCTTCACCATCTGTGCAGGTCAGCGGGCCAACAGGTTCCCGGGGAACGGTGATCCTTCACGAGGTTTCACTCTCCTTCCGGCCCCATCTTGGCCCCAGCAACGCCCAGTTGGTGGACGGCTCGGGCCTCGGCCGGGTTGGCCTCCAGCTCAGCGCCTGTAGGCAAAAGCGTCTCCGACGCATCTGCCTTCCGATGCAAAAAGGCCCTGCCCCGCTCGGGGGTAGGGCCTCTGGCCGTCAGCGCAAGCCCTGTCCGGGCTGCTGCTGCACAGGCTATCTGCCTGGGCTTATCTGTGGGACCAGTCTGTACAAGATGCTCGGCCGGATCTCAGGTTGGCCGACGTAGCCGCACTCGTGCGGGCAGGGAACCCACTTCCAGGGCTGGGCATACGGGGAACGCAGGGACTCTCGGGAGCGGTGCGGGTCGTCGGCCGTGCAGCGACGCTCGACGCGGCCGCGTAAGCCGCAGCCGGTGCATAGGCCGAACGCGTCGCGGTACGGGCCGCACCGTTCGGCTTCGAGGGCGGCGATCTCGCGTGGGAGGACGGGGTGCGGGTAAGGGCGTCCGCTACCGGCGATGGGCCCACCGGTCGCGAACTCGAACTCATAGGCGCGCTCTCCTGGGCGGACAGGCAAGGACCACCAGGCCTGTCCCGGGCTGGTGGTGAAAACGTGGCGCACGTTGTGGATGCTGCGGCCTTCGTGGTCGGTCAGGAGTATCTGGCGGGCGAGGATCCAGCAGCGTCCGCCGAAGGTGCTGTACGCCTCGGCGATATTGAGAGGGTAGGGATACTGATTTCCTGTCAGCCCTTCTTGGAAGGCGCCGGCGCGCAGCAGCTCTATCAGGCCCTGCTTGGTGGCGGTGCGGACGATGGGGATGTGCTTCTGCGGGATGCCGTCGAGCGGAATGACGGGCATGCGAGGTCTTCCTTCCTGCTCTGGGGTTGTCAGCTGGAGCGACGGACCATGCGCTGCCGGTCGACGTCCCAGTCGCATTCGATGTAGAGGCGGTTGAGGTCGGGCATGGATTCGTCGCCGGGACCGAGGTCGATGAGGAAGCCGTATTCGATGCACTCGGCGCTGCCAGGCCACTCGCCGGTCCAGCGGGTGTTGCACGCGGTTCCGTAGTGAGTACAGCCGAGGCGCTGGTAGCCGGTGATGGCGCAGCGTGCGACGTCACAGCGGTCGTCGTGGAGTTTGCCGGGGCTGACCGCGCAGTCGGGGCAGTTGGTGGATGCGGGTTCGGGCTGGTTGGCGTCGGCCTCGGTGGCCATGTGTTGTCCTCCGCGCATGGAGCGGGCCGTCCACCTGGTGGTGGGCGGCCCGGAACGTGACTGGGGTCGAGGGGTTTCGCAGGGCGGGGGGGCAGTCAGTACAGGTCGCCGATGACCTTGGCGATGGCCTGGCCGATTGCGGTGGGGTCGTCGGTGGAGGTGAAGGGCAGGTGGACGCTGTCTCCTTGGGCGTCGTTGCGGAGGTAGAGGTGTCCGGCCTCGCAGACACCGACCGTGAACGGGATGTGGTCGGCGTTGTGCAGGTGTCCGGTCGCCCCGCAGGGGCCTGGCAGGGCACCCCACTGGTCCCCCAGGAACTCAAGGGCGGCTCGCGCGGTGGCGTAGACGGTGTGAGGGTGTTGCTCAGGCTGGCGGTGGAAGCTCGTGGGCATGGGCGGTGTGTCCCTTTCAGGTTGCTGGTCGGGGTATGGGTAGGGCCGCCCACCGATGGGTGGGCGGCCCTTTGGGTTGCGGTCAGGAAGCGGGGGGCTTGCTGGCGCGCTTGCGGGCCGGTCGGGGCTTGGGCTCGCTGTCAGTGGCTGGGGTGGCGGGCTTGGCGGTCGTGCGCTTTCGGGTGGTGCTCGGCTTGGCGTCGCTGCTGGCGGCCGGGGAGGCGGCCTTGGGACGGCGGACCCGCTTCCCGGCGGGCTCCGACTCGGGCTGGGGTTTGGCCTCGGTCTGCGGGGCGGGGGCTTTCGGTTCGGGCTCAGGCGTGCCCTCGGGCGCAGGCACAGGCTCGGCGTCGGCTGAATGCTCCAGGTCGGGACCGGCATCGTGGGGCCGCACGTGGGCTTCCGGTCCGCAGTCGCGCAGGGAGGTTCCTGTCGTCCCCGGCGACTCGTCCAGCACTTGGGATAGTGCGCTGTCGAAGGCCTCTTCCCACGGCCGGTGGCCGACGTAGAGCGGCTTGGCGTCGAAGGCAGGCAACAGCCGGTCACTGATCGCGGCGTAGAGAACGGCCGCGGGGTCCTTGTCCGCGTCGAGGCGGCCTATATGAACGGGAGTGTGCCAGCGGTGGTTGCACGGCAGCGGGGCGATGCCCTCGATGGGCTCGTGGTCAGCTGGCTCGGCGCCGCCGGTGGCCCATAGTTGGATGCTGCTGCCGTCGCCGAGAAGGCGCATGCCGATCCGTCGGTCGTGGGGGCCGTCGAGGCTCACGATGCCGTCGATGATCAGCTCATTGACCTGCCAGTTGTCAGCACCGAGGGAGCCGGTGAGGGTTTCGGCGGTGGAGTGGAGGGCTGAGGGAGCGAGTTGCACGACGTTCTTCTCCAAGAGGTCGTTGGTGTGGTTTGGGTCCCGCCCCTTGTGGGCGGGGGGGGGAGGGGGTCAGGTCGGGATGGCGGCCAGGAGGGTGCTGGCGGCCTCGGCGATGCGGGGGGCGCTGGCTTCCTCACTGCCGGCGTAGTTGGCAGCGATGCGTAGGGCGTCGCGGGCCTTGTCGACGTCTCCGTGGCCGAGGAATTGAGCGGCGGAGTCGAATTGGATTGCGGCGACGGTCAGGGCGTGCTCCTGGTCGTCGCAGACGGCACGGTTGACGAGCGCGCGCGTGCGGGTGGCCCACTTGCGGGCAGTGGCTTCGAGGGCCGGAAGTTCGAGCTGAACGTCGAAGGTCGGGGCTACGGGTTGCACGGCTTCTCCAAGTGGTCAGTCGGCGCTGTTCGAAGGCCCCGCCCGGTGGGCGGGGCCTGGCGATCAAAGGAGGAGGCGGATGCGGTCGCCGTCGTCGAGGAGCATCGAGAGACTGGAGCCGCTGTCCCAGTCGACTCCGAGTCGTCTGAGGGTGGGGTTGTAGGAGCGGATGGTGCCCTCGTCGCCAGGGCGGAGGTCAGTGTCAGGGTCGGTGGTGGCTTCAAGGGCGATGCGCTGGCCGGTCTCGTACATTCGGTTCCTTTCTGGTGGCGGGGAGTGGGACCACACCCCTCCTGGGCTCTTATTTTAATGGCAATTGGATTGCGGGGCAAGAATTTTTCCAGGAAGATCCCAGGTCAGACAGCCTTTAAGCCAAAGAGCCGATCAGTGAGCGTTATCGCTTCAAGTACCGCTTGGGCGACCGCGATGCGGCCGAGGATCTCGTCCCGCTCCTCGAACTGGCCCCTCCGCTCCCGCCGGGCCTGCTCCTGCAGATCGCCATGCGCGAGGGTGTCGCCGCAAGCGATCACCACGTTCGGGCCCAGGCCCCACACGATCGCATTGACGGCCGCGCCAGCTGCAGCGAGCGGTTCAAGTTCGTTCAGCGCCCACTCATAGTCGGCCGGGTCCGCCAGCAGGTGGCGCAGTCGCTGCGCCAGGGCACGGAACATGCCGCCCGTGCCGCCAGCCGGCTCGTGGAACCGGGCGCCCTTCTCGGGCGCCTCGGTGCAGGTCACAGCGGCCATCAGGTCACACACCTCGGAGGGAGTGTGGTACTCGCCCAGGCCCTGGCGGGCGCCCTGCGAGCGCAGCGAGGTGATCGTCCAGGACATCACGTCGGTGTCCGAGCGGTTGGAAGGGTCGGGGTCGCCGGTCAGCTGCAGAATGCCGTAACGCAGCGCCGTCTCGGTCACCCGGCGCACCGCGTACGCCTTCTCCTCCACACCGTCCTCGGTCAGCCAGCGCATCAACGGGGCCATGCGGACTCCAAGGTCAGGGCGGTGGAGCCATGTACGCCCGTAAATTTCACGGTATCCCTGCAAAAGCTCCCAGTCGCTGCAGTTACTGATGATGCGGGCGACGTCCTCGTTGTGGCCCTTGACGGGGAACAGCGCCAGGGCGCCGACGATGCTGACGGGGATGTCAATGCGGTAGCCACTCCAATTGGAGGCGTGCCAGGTGTCCGCGACAGCTTCGCCAAGGCGCTGTCCGGTATCGCGCGGGTTACCGACCAGCAGCGGCGCGAATCGGCGCAGTGAGGGAATGAGGGTCTGGACGGACGGCAGTTCGACGCAAGAATCGGCGAACAGGGCGCCGGTGTCGTCGTCGGCTGCGACGACCCGGCTGGGCACGGACGGCAGTCGAGGCGCCGAGGGGACTACGACCGGGCGAGGCGACTTGGGACGGGCAACGAAGGTCGCCGGAACCGGGGTTTCCTCGGCGGCCGCGAACAGGTCGAGCTGCTCCACGATTTACTCCTTCGGGGTGCGGGCATGAGGGCGCCCCGCCACCCGGGCCAGAAATCGGCAGGGCGACGGGGCGCTCAGGGACATGTCAGGCGATGGGATCCTGGCCGGCGTCCTCGCCGCCGTGCTCATCGATGAGCTGGCGAACGGCGTCCACCGGAACGTCGTAGAACAGGTGACCGTGATCAGGCTCGTCACCGCTAGTGAGCCCCAACTCCACGTCGTCCTGCAGCTGCCAGCCGTCGGCGTCGGGGGCGTCGAGGCCCTCGGCCAGGTAGACCTCTTCGAACTCGACGGCGCCAGGTTTGCCCTTGACGCTGAGGCCATTGGCGTCAGCCAGGAAGATCCGCTGCTCTTTGCCGTTGGTTCCGTTCGCCGCGAGATAGTCGAGGCGGGTACTCGTTACGGCACGGCGACTCCGATCCCCTTCTTCGATTGAATGGTGTGGCACATCTGGGCGGGGTGAGACAGCGCCAAGGGCGCCGTCCGCCTGTGCGGTGGCAACTTCCGGGCGAGGCAAGCCGCAGTCCTTGCAGCAGGCCTCGTGCCATGGCGTGTTGGAGCCGCAGGCACACGACCAGGTCACGTATTGCCAGGTCCACTCCCAGCTGCCGACGCCGTACAGGCCCTCATCGCTGGGCTGGATGATCTCGGTGTCCGACTCGCAATATTCGTCGACGTAGCACCGACGGATCGAGACGACGACCGTGCGGGGCTCGCCCTCGCGGCCAGCGTCGCCGTCGACTACGTGGATGGTGTCGACCCTGTCGTGACCCTGCTCCTCGGCCATCTCCTGGGTGCGGGCCGCGAGCTGGCGAACGGTGTCGAGGGTGAAGTACGGGGAGAGCGCGCCGTTCCACCGGTCCGCAGGGTCGAGCTTGGCGTCGTAGGGGCCGAGCGTGTCGTCGATGCAGACCCGGGTCTCGATCATGCGGGCGGGCTGATGTGGCTGATTGGCGTCGGGCACGGTGTTGCTCCTTTGGGTATGAAAGGGGCCGGGCGCCCGCAGTGCGGGGCCCGGCCGGGGTGACGATGTGGCACGGGCGTTCGAATGGTGTGGCACATCAGTCCGGCCGGACCCCGGTGGACTCGGCCGCGTCAGTCAGGTGGTGGTGCCGTAGCGCACCTTGAGGGCATCCATGACCTTCGGCAGGATCGCGTGCAGCTTCTCGGGAATGTCGGTGTAGTGACGCGAGTCGTCCAGCGCCCCCAGCAGGACAAGCGGCCCGCGCAGACAGTACGGCAGCTGTCTGACGTAGATGCCACTGACCAGCGACGTCGCGTACAGGTTCTCCAGCCCCCCGACGGCTTCGTCGGCGTTGACGATCACCGCCAGGCGGCGCGTGCCGTCGGGGCGGGCGTAGTGAGCGATCTCAGCCCGTCCGCCGATGTGCCTGCACAGCTCCCCCGCCAGGCCGTCGCCGGCGGGCAGTTGCACGTCGGCGAGGGTGCCGTCGACGTCGAGGCGAACGCCGCGAATGGTTTTGTTCATGGCTATCTCCCAGTCGGTGAAGAGGGCCGCCATCGCAGTGACCCCCGGGCGGGTCAGAACGGACGGAGCCGCAGGGCGAGTTCGGTGAAAACCTGGCGGCCGATGTGCACCGCGTGGCTGGCGGCGAACTCGTCCCGCTCGGCACGGGCGGCCATCTCCACGAAGCACTTCAGGAGCACGTCGGGCATGCAGCCGATCCACGTACGGAACTCCTGCCCGTACCCCGCCGCATGCCAGGTCACGGTCAAAACCTGGCCGACGGTGATCGCGGCCTGACCTGCAGCGTCAGCGGTGAGGCCGAAACGCTCCGCAAGCAGGGCCTGCAGGTGCGGGCCTTCAAGGACATCGGCGAAACGTTCGGTCACCTGGCCGGTCATGAGGGTGTAGGGAGCTGCGAGAAGGTCGGTGCGTCCGATGCTGTTCATGGCTTCCTCCAAGAGGCCGTGGTCCTGCAGGGACAGCGCCAGCCGCCCGCCATCAGGTGGGCGGCTGGCGCAGGGCAAGGTCAGGCGAACCAGATCTCCTGGTACGACTCCAGCTGCTCCAGGGCGAACGTAAAGTCCTGCGCGCGGGTCAGGACAAAGCTGGTTGCGTCGATCGGACCGCGCTCGGGGTGGATGACCTGGAAAGTGATCTTGACCTCGTCGCACCCGGGCCGAGAGGTGATCTTCAGGATGGCCGGGTCGTTGGCGTAGCGGACGTACAGGCTGTCGCCGACGAGGGCGGGGACAGCATCTTCGGCTTTGCCGAGGTTGGTGGCGAACTGGTCCAGCAGGGTGATCACGGGCTCCTCCAAGAGGCCGATCGTCGTTGCGAAGCACCGCCCGGCCCTGCACCTTGCAGCCGCGTCCCGCGCGGCGCACTTTCTTGGCGTCTTCGACACCGGGCGACCCCTCTTCCTGTTCCTCTTATTCTACGTGCACTTCTGATGTGGGGCAAGAAACTTTTTCGCGTTTCACCTGGTCAGGGCCGTTCCTTGCATGGTTGATGGAAGCCGCGCCCGCGAGGGGGCCGCTGCGGGCGCGGGCCAGCTGCCGGGGCTAGTACGGGTGCTGGGCGGGCGTCTCGCTGTTGGCAGTCCGCTCCTCCAGGGCAACTCGGGTCAGGTCGGAGACGCCGGCGATCAGCGCCTTCAGGAAGTGCTCGTAACCTTGGGAACCCGCGGATGCCGCCGCCTGGTGAAGGGCCTGGCAGGTCAACAGGTCGCCATTGACGTAGGCGGTGATGAATCGCAGTGAGAAGTTGCGTGCCGGGTGCTGAGGACCTTCGGCCGGGTCGGGTGCGGCCAGCGCCCACAGGAGCTGCGGGCTCGGATGCCCGTACAACCGGATGAGGGCCTGTCGCGCAGCTTCAGCGAGGGCGCAGCAGACGCCGTACATCTCGCGGCCGTCTGTGGCCGCGGCAATGTCGCTCCTCGCTGGCGCGACCTGGCTGAAGTCACCGTTGGCGTCGCGCAGTAGGACGGGCTGGGTGCAGCTGGGAGTGTCCATGGTGGCCTGTGCTCCTTCACGAGTAGTGGTGGGGCCGCGCCCGCAGGGGTGATCACCGTGGGCGCGGCCCGGTTCGGGGGTCTGTCAGGTGCGGGGCTTGGGCAGATGGCCGACGTGCCAGCCGCCGCAGGTGCGGTTGCGACACGAGTAGGCGGCCAAGCGCACGGCGCCCTTGACTATCAGCCGGTCGCAGTGCTCCATAGCTTCTTTGCGGGTTTCGTGGCGGCGCTTGCCGGTGCAGGCGCGGCTCTTGGTTCGGATCACCGCGCGGCTGCCGGGACGGTGTCGGGTTTCCCGCACCCGAGGCAATGCGGTTGCGGCTGCTGTGAGTTGCCGGGATCGACGACGCCCACAATCAGGTCGCCGCAGACGGCCCAGGAACCGTCCTTGGCATGGTCCCGTTTGTGGACGTCGCCTTCGGTGCTGGTGCGCCACACCCACTCGTCGCGCTGCATCAGACAGGTGACCTCGACGGGGGTGTGGCCGACGTGTCCGGTGGCGGTGTGGGACAGCTCGCCGGGGCGGCTGGTGGGCCGGGGGGCGCCGAACTCGGTGGCGCCGATGGCGTGCACCCACTGCTGGAACATGCCGTCGCCGGGGTAGTACAGGAACACGCGCAGGCCGAGTGGGTCGTCGCCGGTGGCGACGCCGAGGTGGTCAATCTCGATGCTGTCGGCGGTCAGGCCGGGGTGGGAGCTGGCCAGGACGGCACCGGCGATCATGGGCTGCAGGCTCTGGCGCAGGGGGCGCGGGGTGGCGGGATGGGGCATGGTCCTCTCCAATGCGGGATGGTCGGGCCTGCCCGCCCCGATCCAGGGCGGGCAGGCGAGGGGTCAAGTGGTGGCGAATTCGAACTGCAGTTGCCCGGGCCCGTTGGCCTTGGCTCTGGCGTTGGCCTCCGCCTCCTCCTTGCGGCGCGCGGTCATCTCGCGGACCGCTTGGCGGCAGGAGAGGCAGGGACTTTCGCCGTGGCGGGTGTGGTCCTTGGCTCCGGCCTCGGTGCCGCAGGAGGCGCGCAGTTTCGGCTCGGCCAGCTCCTCGTCGCTGACGTCGTCGAGGGCGTCGATGACGTCGCCGTTGCACCACAGGCGTCCGCCGGCGATGCCGTCGAACTTGGCCTGGGCCGGTTTGACGGTGGCGATGCACAGGGCCCGGAACGGGCACGGCCCGCAGGTGGGGAGCTGGGGCCCGCACAGTCGTTTGAGGTCGGCTCTCGTTTTCCAGTCGTCCTCCGTGACGGTGAAACCGTCACGGAGGTGGCAGGGCGCGCGAAGGGCCCACCCGCCAGTCACAGGCCCGCTTTGATGCACTCGCCGATATGCCGGGCCACGTTGACTGACACGGCGTTCCCGGCCTGCATGGTCTGCTCGGCCTGGGTGCCGATGCAGATGAACCGCTTGTGGAACCGCTGGGCTTCCAGCTGCTCGCGGGGTTTGAGCATCCGGAAGTAGCAGCCCTCCACCGCGGGCGCGGTGTTCAGGAGTGCGGCCGAGTCGCGGGTGGACAGCGTGTGAACGGGCTCGGCGGTCGTCTTGACGGTGGCCTTGCGGTAGGGGATGACGAGGGTGTTGCGCAGCCCTGGCGGGACGGCCCCGCCGGGGACGACCAGGCCGTGATGGTTGCCCTGGGCGGTCACGCTGGTGATCGGCTCGGTGGCCAGCGCCGGGTTGGCGTTCTGCCGGTAAGTGATCACGAACGGCTCTGGGTCGACCGTGACCAGGGCCTCGCTCTCGCGGGTCAGCCGAGCACGCATCGGCTCGGCGATGTCGCTGCACGCGGTGTTCCAGCTGCCGCCGGTCGGCACGAGCAGCGCGTCGCCCTGCTTGATGGTGCGGGTGGAAAACGGCCGCTCGGCCACCGCGTATGCCCGGTCAGTGCCGTCCTTGCCGTGGTTGACGGTGATGGAGGACGGCTGATGGGGGAATTTGGCCAGGCCAGCGCGGATGCGGTCCATAGTGGTTTCCACCAACGGTTTCTTGCGGTCGCCGATGCGCTGGCCGAGGTCGTCCCAGTTGATGACGGAAGCGGCCGGGCGCACGTACGGCTCGACCTCGGCGTGACGGCAGCGCCTGTTGGGGCAGCGGTAGCTGTAGTCGCGCCTGTACTTGCCGACACGAACGCTGAGGTCGAAAAACACCTGCTTCGCGTGGACGTCTTTGCCGCACTCGAAGCAGAACGCCAGTGGGCGGGGCTGCAGGTCTGGCTTGGGCATGCCCTTGAGGCGGAAGACGATGTAAATGCGGTCCCGCCACTGCGGGGCGCGCAGGTTGTCATCGTCGCCGATGTGTGCGGAGGTGGCGCTAAGGATCTGCGGTGCCTCGTAGCCCTGCTCCCTCATGGCCTTGACCCAGGACTTGAAGTTGATCCAGTACAGGGCGAATTCGACGACGTTTTCGATCACGACGTACGGGAACCGCTTGGCCTCGCAGGCCCGCACGACGCACCAGGCTGTAGCCCGGGTCCTCTCGAACGCTTCCGGAGTAAGCGCCTTCCAGTCCTCCGCCTCGTCGTCGTCGAGGTGTTCGAGGACGTCGAACAGGTCGAGCTGATCGGTGGGGTGAATAAGGCCGCCGGCCGGACTGACCTCGGTGCAGATGATCGATGCCCACAGCAGCAGGGCGGGGGGCAGGAACCTCATCGGGTAGCCGGTGACGTCGGCGGTCAGGTGTTCGATGGTGGGGTGGTTGGCGGCGTGGGAGTCCATGGCGGTCTGCCAGTGGTTCATGGCGAGTTTGCCGCGCCATCCGGCCTCCACCAGGCCGGAGGAGGACCCGCCGGCCCCGGCGAGCAGGTCGTTGAACGTCGGTTCGATGTCGCGGGGAAGAGTGGTCAACAAGGTGTGGGCTCCAAGAAGTCGGGCGGCCCGGCCCCGCATCTTGCGGGGCCGGGCAGGTCGGGCGGGTGGAGTCAGACGAGGAGCAGGCGGGTGACGAAGACGAGCAGCACCGCGTCACGGCGCTGCCATACCGTCAGGGGCCATTCGGTGCCGCCCTGTTCGTGGACCTTCTTCCAGTCGCCTTCCTCGAGGAGGTGGGTCTGCCAGCCGTACTGCTTGACCGTCTCGGAGTGGCTGGCGAAGGGGCCGCTGATGACCTGGCTTTGGGAGGCGTGCTGGGAGTTGACGCCGGTGACGGCGACGGCGAACCGGTGGGCGGAGGCCATCAGGATTTCGCCGATCTTGGTTCCGGCCGTCTGCGTGTCCACGTCGGGCAGGGACTTCAGGTAGAGGGCCACCGCGGCGAGCAGCGAGATGATGTCGGCGTGGAGCCCCTCGTGTTCGCCGCCGTCGGTGGAGTCGAAGACGAGGGCGTCGAAGTTGGGGTTGTCGCGGTGGCTGCGCGTGATGCGCCAGCCGGTGACCTGCTCCAGGCGGTCGGGGAGCGCGTCGTCGTCGGCGATGACCAGGTACGTGCCGTCGGGCAGGTCGACGTTGATGACGGTCTGGCCGCCGCAGGTCTCGATGTCGCAGGCAAGTCCGACCACGCGTAGCGGTGTGGTGACCGGCTCGTACTGCTGCCACAGTGCCTGCCACTCGGGGCGGCTGACACGACCGTGGTCGGGAAGGGGCGCGATATTCATGCGATCTCCAAGAGGTGGTTCGAACGGTACAGAGTTGTGGCACATTTCGAAACAGGGTGGCGGAACGTATTCCGCCACCCCGTTCTCAACGCCTCACGGTTTTGGCGTCGCCTGAGCTCCGCAACCCATGTGGCACGCAAGACCGTTCACATGGGACGGCCAGCAGGTGCAGTGCCCGCAGCGGACCGGGACGGCAACCGCCACCATGACCGGGCGGGCGTCGGCCCAGCTGAACCAGGCCCGCAGGTACTCCGATTCGGCTGCGACTTGGGCAGCGCGCAGCCGCTCGGCCTCCTCGACCTCCTCGACCTCGATCGTGATCCAGTTGGCGTGCGCATCGAGGATGTCGGCCACGCGCCGGGCTTCCTCGGCGATCCGGCGGGCCTGATGGACGGCGTGGCGGTCGCGCGTGCGGCCGAGGTGGAACTTGGCACCGCCGAGCTCGGCGAGCAGCTGGTCCGCGAGTTGGTCTCTGGCGTGCTCTCCGAAGCCGAGGCCGTCCAGGTGCGCTTCGGCGCGGGCTTGGTCGTCGCGGTCGGCGATGTCCGCGAACAGGGCACCGGTACCGACGGGGTCCTCGCGCCAGGCGCGGGCGAGGGCGATCAGGACGGGGGTGACTTGCTGGGCGGAGTCAAGGACGAGACCCTTCGGGTGTTCGGGGCGCAGGGTGGGCAGGTGTCCCATTCGGTCCCTCCAAGAGGCGATGTGGGTGTGGTGGTGCGGCAAATCTGCCGGGCGAGTGGCTGGGCTGGCGTCGGCCGGTCAGGCCGTACGAGCGGGCTGGACGGCGAGAGGGAAACCAAGCTCGGCGGCAATCCGCCCGGCGAGGTCGGCGCTGGCCGTGTAGCGGCCGTCCTTGTGCTCACTGGCGGGGATCTTCAGGGCGTGAAACTCGCCGTGTGCTTGGGTGACGGCGAACGGCCAGGCCTCATCGAGAATCCCGATGACCTGCTCGGGCTCGACGACCAGGACGTCACCGTCGCGGATGTCGGCGCGACATTGGGTCGCGTCGTACGCCTCGCTGGTGTCGGCGAATCGGTGGACGGTCGGGCCAGTGGCCGGGTCCTCGACGGTGACGACGCCCCCAGCGGTCAGGGTCGTAATGCTCAGCGGCACGCCGAACGACGAGACCTCGGCGATGGTCTTGCCTTCTTCGTACGTGACCTGAAGCTTCCAACTCCCGTCCGGAACGGTGGCGGTTACTACCTCTGCAGTCGACTGCTCGCTCACGCGGTTCTCCTTGCGGTATCGGAAGGAGAGGGCCAATCCCTCTCCCACTCCTCTTATTCTAGCTGCATTCAGATGGGGGTCAAGATTGATTTTTTTCGGACGCGTTCCCGTTGCGGGTCTTCTCCCTCCCCTGGCGGGCCAACTGACGGGCCAACAGCCGGGCTGCCTCGACGTCCTCGGGCCGTTCCTGCCTCACCCGCCGCGCCTCGTCGAGGTCCGCCTGGAACCCACGCAGCCACCCTTGCTCCGTCTCCCGATCTGCCTCCGCCCGCTCACGCTCCTGCGCCGCGCGAGCGGCGCGAGGGTTCGTGCCGCAGGCACGGCAATTCGCAGCAGCGACAGGATGCTTGGGGCAGCCACCGCGCTCCCCTGCGGCGACAGCCGCGGGGGTAGGGGGGGAAGGAAGGACAAAGGAAGAAGAAGGAAGAGAAGGGGTTCCACCGGTGGAACCCACTGGGTTCCATGGGTGCAACCCACTGGGTTCCACGGGTGGAACCCTGCCCTCGCCCCCATCAGGGTTCCACCCGTGGAACCCTGCCCCCTTCACACCTTCGCCTGCGGCCAACGCCCGCGCGTCGATGTCCTCGTGCGTCATCGCGGGCTTGGACGGCGCCGCTCGGCGAATCCCGGTGCGAGCCTTGCGCGGGTTCTTCGGCGCCGCGTCGGCCGCCGCGAAGCGGGCGTCCAAGTCGTCATTGGACGGGATCGGCGGCACGCCCATCGGGAACACCCGATACACCGCGCGGCGGCCCGCCTTGCCTGTCTCCACGCGCTCTATGAGGCCCTTGGCGACCAGCTCGGTGACGATGGTCGTGCACCGCTTCTCACCGACGCCGACCCACGCCCGCAGTCTGCGTAAGCCCGGCCTGGACAGCCGTGTCTCATCGTCGGCCGAGTCGCAGATCTTCATCAGGGCCAGCTTCTGCCCCTGGGTCACCACGTCCTCAGGCAGGTAGGCGGCAACGACCATCAGGTGAATGGACAACGGAAGATTCCCTCCACGGCCATGCCGCCGCGCGGCCCGACGGGGCGCGCGGCGGCGGTCCGATCAGGCCTTGAAGGGCCGCACGATGATGGTCCTGGGCGTGGTCTTGGCGGTCCGCTTCTCCGGAACAGCCAGGCCCGCTTCCTTTAAGGTGGCGACCATCCGCCCCTCGTCGGGCACCATCGGCACCGGGATGCCGGCATCTTCGAGGAGGTCGACCATGGCTTCCACGTCGATGGCCCACGTTGGATTCCCGCCGCCCCACGCCAGCTCGTTGGCGCCGTATGCGCCCGCCGGGGAGGTGTCGATCTTCGCGCGGGCGAGCTTCTTGATCCGCTTGCCCTCGGTCTCCAGCGTGTGACCGTGCACGTAGTCGGCGAGCGTCTGAGTACGGTCGGCGTCGTTGCGGATGAGGATGGTCTGCACGGGCGTGCCGGGCTGCTCGGGCAGACCCCAGCAGGCCGTCATGAACGGGCAGTGGTCACAGATGGCGTCCAGGCCGGGCCCGTCGAAGTCCCGGCGCCCCTCCTCGGGGGTGCGCAGCTCCCGTACGCGCTGCACCCACCAGCGGGCGCGGGTGGCCTCCGTCGGGTCGAAGTCGAACTCCTCGATGTGCTCTTCGCCGTTGTCGCGGTTGACGAATCGGAAGCGGATCCGTGCCACCTCCAACGGGCCGAACTTGGCCAGGTACCGCTGCCCGCGCACGTCTTCGAAGCCAGCCGTACGCAGCAGGTCGGCGTACAGGTACACCTGCCGCAGCTCGGCCTCGCTGGGCCCGTAGCGGCGCACCTTGTCCCACAGAAACGTCGACTTCGTCTTGATGTCCTCGACCGTCACCCCGCCGACGGCTGCAACCTTCGGACGGTGGCGGACGGGGAGGCAGGCTGCGGTCGCCTCGTCGAGCTGTACGACGTCTATATGGCCTTTGATCGTATCGTCGGCGACGGCGCGCTCCACCAGCCAGCCGTACTCGCTGCGCGCCGCGCCGAGCAGGCCCTCATGGATGTACGTGCCCAGAATGGCGGCACGCTTGTCGGAGTCGTTGGTCGGGGCAGTCCCGGCGACGATGTAGGCGGCGCGGCGCTCGCACACCGTGTCCGAAGCGCCGAGCTGCCGTTGCAGAGAACGCGGCCGTCTGGCGTCGACGTCGTGTGCGGCCGTCCACAGCGACGGTATGGATTCCACAGGCTGAGCAGTCATCAGGTACTCCAAGGGATGTGGCGCGGGCCAGGCCGTTGGGGTCCGGCCCGCGGGGCAGGTCAGCGTTGGGCGCTGGTCGTCTTGGCGGTGGCACGCTTGGCGGGGGCGCGCTTGGCGGGGGCCTTGCGGACGGGGCGCTTGTCCGGCTCGGCCTCATCGGCAGGCTCGTCGTCGCCCTCCTCGGCCCTGCGCTCGACGACGGCCCGCAGCCGGTCGGCGTCGCTGGCCGGGCCGTGGCCCATCTCCGTGGGCGGGTTCTCGACCTCTGCGACCTTCCGCTCGATCGCGGCGCGGATCGAGACGACCTCAGCGCGGATCAGGCCCGTGTCGTCCCCGGCCGCCTCCCACCACAGCTCGCGGAGCCTCTCGACGTCACGCAGTTCCACCACGTCGTGTTCGTCCAGCCACGCCTGCACGCGGTCGCCGACCAGAGCGGGCATCTGGCGGGGCTGCGACTCCACCGAGCAGCCGAGCCGGGTGAAGACCAGGTTCTCGATGGTGAAGTCGGGCAGGTCCAGCGGCTTGCCGTCCTCGACGCGCAGGCGCAGCGAGCGGGCCTTGATGACCTGCGGGGCCTGTCCCCGGCGCATCCGCACCCACACGGAGGCGTCGAACGCCAGGTCCTTCTGTGCCTGGACCTTCCACTCCTTCAGGGCGCGGCCGCGTCCGTCCGTGACGGGCTTGCCGTTGTCGTCGATGGCGGTGATCTGCTTGCCCCGGGCTGTGATGATGGCGATGCCGGGGAACGTCTGCAGCAGATGGATGATGTCCAGCCACCGCTCGGTGGCGTCGTTCCACAGGTTCATGCCGACGTCGATCGCGGCGTCCGGGTCCTCCTGCAGGGCCTTCGCGTTGCGGTTCCCGCGCCGTGCCCGTTCGTGGGTCCAGGTCTTGAGCATCCGCCACAGCGCGGTGCCCGAGTCGACGGACAGCACCACGGGCGGCTCGCCGGCGGCGGCGGCCCTGCGGGCTTCGAGGTACACGGCCCGGATTTGCTCCAGGATGTCGCGGTAGGTGCCGTCGTGGTCGATGATCGCGTAGTCGGCGCCGGGGATCGCCGCGTACTCGTCGGCGCTGCCCTCCGCCAGGTCGATCCAGTACATCTGGCCGATGCGGTCGGAGGCGGAGAACTCTGCGGCCGAGTAGGTCTTCCCGGCCCCCTCCTCCCCCTCCAGGAGGAGGAGGGGCCACGGCACGATGCCGGTCGGCTTGCGGGTCTTCAGTTTGATGCCCATCTGGGCTGCTCCAAGAGGTTGGTGGTCTCATGCGGCGCGCAGGGCCCTCGTCTCGAACAGCCGCGCCCACTCGGTGTGGCGTTCGATCAGGAGCCGCACGTACCGGCTGCGGAAGTTGTTGTTCAGGCGGAAGGCGTCGCCTTGGGTGGCCTGTCCGTAGCGCCAGCGCAGGAGCTCGAAGAGCATCCCGATGCCGACTCGGCGGAAGCCTTTGGCGATGCAGTCGGTGGTCAGTGCTTCCAGGTGCCGCAGCACCCACGGGTTGAGGGCGTGGAACGCCTCGAACCGCTGCTGGATGGACTGGCCGGGTTCGACGTCGGGCTGCTTGACGGACTGGATGTCGTCCAGGCCGGGCAGTTGCTGCTGATGAACGGGCACGAGACCCCCCATGAGCCATAGCACCATTCCAATGGTGTGGCACATCTTTCACGAAGGATCCGGCGCGATCAACCAGGATGCCGCCCCGAAACTCGCACCCGGCGGTCGGCGACCGGGCCACAGGCGCAACGCCTTGCATCGCTCCCCCAAAGATTAAGAGCGGCGCCATCACTCGATGGCGCCGCTCTTATTCTAGCTCCATCCAGGAGGGGAGTCGAGCTACTTTCGCAGGTCAGACGGCATTTGCGGCACGTCCACGCGGGGCAATCACAGAACCGGGGCCGTGGTAACGGCCCTGCCGTAGCGCCGCCTCGACCTGCGGCACGACCGCCCACACCACAGTGCGGGACCTCGCCTGGATCTCCGGCGCGGCCTTGATCAGTGTGTCAAGGAGCCACAGCGGCGAACCCGACAGCTGGTAATCCGCCGGCGCGAACCGGCCCTGCCTCACCACCGCCGACAGGTTCTGCTGACTGGACAGGCCGAAGAGCGCCGTCGCCTCCTGCAGACCCAGCAGCGGAGGCAGACCCTCCACGCTGCGCGCCCACTCCCCGGGCTCCTGCTCGGCCACGAGCCGCTGCAGCTCCGTCTCGTTCAGCGCCTTGGGCCGCGGCGTCATCTGCCCGAACCCGCGCACGAACGACAGCAGCCAATACGGCGACCCCGACACGATCACCGCACAGTCGTAGTCCAAAACACCTCGCGCCACCCACTGCGTGACCTGCGTCGGCTGCACCCCGTACAGGGCGGCGAACTCCTGCCTGCCGACCAGGAACGGCTTCTTCGCCACCACCGGGCTCCTCTCCTCACTGGACTGCCCTTAGATTCTAACTGGCGCGCTCAGGGACCCCGTCTTCAGCCGCTGTTAGGCTTGAGCCCTCCAAGAGGTCAAGGCTCCCACTGGGCAGTGGGAGCCTTGGTCGTTTCTCGGGCTGGGTCAGCCCTGAGGGTTCTGGTAGTCGGGCGGCGCCGCCCAGCCCAGCATCCACCCGAAGCGGCGGCTGAGGTGCAGCTCCGCCAGACGGAACACCGTGTAGTAGGCCATGGCGAACCCTGCTGTCATCAGCGACACCAGCTCGGGACCGTCCAGGTGCACGCCCAGGCGCAGCGCCTGGGTGATCAGCCAACCGGCGACGACCGGGCCAAAGGTCCGCACCACCGACAGCAGATAGTTGTAGAGCACTCTCACTCCCTTGATTGGCGGGCGAGCGCAGCGGTCGCCCAGAACATGGCCTCTTCGAGACGGAACATCGCCGCCTGCTTCTCCGCGCCAGCGGGCAGCTCCGCGTGCAGCATCAGCGCCAGCTCCAGGCACCCGGACCGAATGTCCTCGTGGGCCTGGCGACGCTCGGCGGTCTCGGCCGGATGGAACGTGAACCGCCGAATGACGTCTGCGGCATCCACCGGGTTCTCACTTACGGCCGTAGGCGAGGGCGAAGAGGAACGCCCAGCCGTGCGGCCCGATCGCCACGTCGTGCGGCTTGCCCTTGGCGCGGAACTGCGGGTGCGCGTCGAAGAAGCGGCCCACACCGGCCTGTGTGCGCGGGCCGTACGTGTCCGACAGGTCCGCTTCCTTGATGGGCAGGAACCCGGCGGCGCGCAGTGCCTTCTGCAGCGGCTTCGCCGACGGGCTGCTCTTGCCAGGCGCGAGCCGGGCCGGGAACGCCGGCGGAACGTACGCGGGCTTGGACGGTTTCGGCTTGGGCGTCGATCCGGTCCCGCCGGACGATGACCCGGCCCAGGCACGGAGTGCGGCCTTGTCCGTGAAGTTGCCAACGTTCGTGTCGATCGGGGTGCTGGTGTACTGGTGGAAGCGCCACGACGCCTTGATGCCGGGGTTGCCGGGCTTGCCGTTGTAGTGGGCGATCCACAGGCCGTCGCCCGCGAACGAGGTCGTCTCGCGGTTGGTCCAGAAGTCGTAGTTGCAGTAGAGGATCACCCGGTGGCTGGGCGCCTTCTTCTGGACGTACCTGATCCAGGCGTCCTTCTGGGCGCAACTCACCCCCGGGTCTTCCCAGTCGAGGGCGAGAATGTCGCCGGTGCGGAGTGTGATCTTCGACAGGAAGTAGTCGGCCTGCTTGGTCACGTCGCCAGGCCGGATGAAGTGGTAGAAGCCGGTGACCAGGTCGGCATCACGGGCGGTCTTGCGCTCCGCGACCCACTTCGGATTCGTGTAGGTGGTGCCCTCGGTGATCTTGATGAACGCGAAGTCGAATCCGCGAGTGCCATAGTCGGTCGCCTGGTACGAGGCGACGTCGATTCCTCTTACTGTCATCGGGCGCGTACTGCCTTCTCCCCCGCGCCTGATTCGATGATGTTGTTCTTCGTCGTGCGGCCCGCCTCCTACGGGCTGGCACCGCGCGACGCCTGCCACAGCTGGAGTGCGTAGACCACCAGCGGGGCGACGAACGCGGAGATGATCAGGCGGCGGTTTGTGGTCTGCTGAGCCTGGTCCTCTTCGCGCTGCCGCTGCGCGGCGGTGAGATCGCGCTCCAGGGTCTCCAGACGCTGGAGCACGGTCCGCTGGTCGGCCCGGTAGACGTCTTCTGTGACGACCTGGTCGAGGCGCCCGGCCAGTGCGGCAAGGTCTGCACGCAGGTCAACACGAAGTTGGGCGATCCCGCCGCGCTGGTCCTCACGCAACTGCGCCATGGCGCGGTGCAGCTCCCACAGGGTGGGCTCGGCACTCGGCGGCTGTGTCACCGCGCACTCCTCAACTCGGCGTGCCCCGCGCCTCCCAGGAGTCTACGGCTGCGACAAGACAGCCCGTCAGCCTGCAGGATGGATGTTCCCTGGGTTACGCCACGCCACAGCCACCGCCGACGGCATCGACGAGACAGCCTGCTCCCACGCTGCGGCCAGCGGGGGGACGGGCGAGGAGTCCGCCAGGGCTTGGCCGGTGTCCAGGATCTGCTGGAGCCACGGGTCGACCGGCGGGATCACCGCATTGTCCCAGTGGGTGTTGAAGTCGGCCATCGCCGCGTCGCTCTCGGCTGCGGCCCCGGTCGTGCCGCACTGGCCGCACGTCCACGAGTAACCGGAGGCGTCCGGACCGACAATCGTCACTTGGCGTGCCATCGTGTGGTCTTCTCCCTCGTCACAGGCTGTACATGAGGCCGCTGAACGACACCCACGGCGGATTGATCGTGGTGGTATTCGTGCCGATGATGCTGACCGAGCCGTCAGTGTTGAAGTCGACCTTGAGCGCCAGCGTGCTGGAGCCTGCGGCGGAGCACGCCGCCGAGAGCGAGCACTTCGAGGACGGACGGGCGGCCGTCGGCAGAGCGGAGGAGAACGGGGCGCCGCTGTTGGCGATGGCGCCGCTGCTGTAGGTGATGCTGAGGCCGCCGCGCCACTGCACGAAGTTCGTGCCCAGCACATTGATCACCCTGTACTGCACCGTGCCGTTGGAGTTGCCGTTACCGGTGTACCCGGTGGCCAGTGCCGGGGTCGTCCAGTCCTTGACCAGGTTGAAGATGACGCCTTGCCCGAGGTAGTCCCACAGAGGCAGTGCCACGTAGGTGGGGGAGGTCAGGTAGACCTTCTCCGCGTCGAACTCGATGATCTGCTTGCCCATCGCGTCCGTGCCCAGCAGCAGGCTGGCCGGCGGCGCCGAGCTGGTCACGAGCGACGATTTGGGGGCGGTGATGGCCAGCTGGGTGGCTGCATCGTTGACCTCGGACGTGATCAGACCGTCCGTGTCGCCGCTCTGGCCGCTCTTGAACCGGATAACGCCTGTGGGTACCCCGCCGATCGTCTCCTCGTCGAGGACGATCCGGTTGCCGCTGTTGGCGGTCTGCAGTGTTGCTCCGGTGATCGTCTGGCCGTCGATGGCCCCGGCCTTGATGTTGCTCGCGGTGATCCCGCCGGACTCGACGACCTCGATGGCATACATGTCGATCTCGACCGTGCCGGTTCCGCCCTGGTAGTTGGCGTACAGAAACGGCGTGATGTAGCGGACTTTTGAGTGCAGTTGGGCAGGCGCATTGGCGTTCGGGGCCGTTGTCCTGACCGGGGCGGCAGAGGTGCCCTTGAGATAGCCGTTGTACGTGACCCAGTCCGCGCCGACGACGAGGTCCTCGCTGTCGACCGCCACGTAGAACTGGCTGGACTTCGAGTTGTCCCCGACGTTGTTGACGAAGGTCACGCCGTCGCCCGCCAGGCCGGCCACTCCCGCGTACAGCGTCTGGCTTTGCCCGGGAGTCGAGTTGGCGACGGTCTGCCGTATGCGCAAACCGACCCGGTACGTCACCGACGGGTCGAAGGGGATCTTCACATCGGGCCGGTAGGCGCCCTGCACGTAGCCGACGCACCGCATGACGTTGCCGCCGGACTGCGAGTCCGGGACGGCGACTGTGGTCATCGTGCCGCCCAGGTTCTGCCACTTGGACGCCGCGTCGCCGAAGTCGTACCACTTCTGCCCCACCTGGCCAGCCAGGCCGACCGCCAGCCGGTCCACGGTGATCGTCCCGGCCTTGATAGCGGCAGCATCCAGGGTGCCGGTGACGATCGACCCGCCGTTGATGGTGGTGGTCTGTGGGATCTGCCCAGTGCCCATCTGGGTGGGCGGCAGGAGCACTTCGGAGCCGATCGAGCCGGTGACCGTGGTGGCGGCGCCTGCGGTCGTGGCGGTGGTCGCCGTGGTGGCGGCGGTGACCGTGCCGTTGACGTTGGCCCCCGAGATCACCAGGTTCGTCGCATCGATCTGCGTCGCCTTGATCTTCCCGACAGTGATCACGGTGGCGTCGATCGAGGAGATCACACCCGACGCTGCGGTGATCGTCCCGACGGCCAGCTGGTCGGCGGTGACCGTGTTGGCGACGAGCCGGTCGCCGGTGACGCTCAAGGCCTTGATCTGGGCGGCGGTGATGCTTGCGGCGACGAGCCGGTCGGCGGTGACCGTCCCGGCGGCGAGCACGAGGCCGTCGATCTCGCCTGCGACCAGCTTCGGCGTGGTGACCGCGCCGTCAGCCAGAGCAGTACCATCTACCGCCTCCGCCTCGATCTTGGCCCGCGTGACTGCTCCGTCGGCCAGCGACAGTTCGGTGATGACGCCGGCCAGCACCTCCTGCGCGACCACTGGGGACGGACCGGCCGGGCCCGCCGCGGCGGACGGTTCGGAGGCCTTGCCGGACGTCGATACGCACACAAGGCGCACCCACACCGGACCGCCTGCGGGCACGGTCATCGTCTGGCCCTGCGCCGAGTAGAACGCGGCGAACAAGGAGCCGCCGTCGGGGAAGTCTGCACTGGTGGAGAAGTGGACCTCCACACTGGCGAAGTCGGCCGGGGCCTGGCTGCCGTTGGTGAACTTCCCGTCCCAGGAGACGGCGACGCCCCCTCGGACGGAGGCGGTGGTGGGGGCGGTGGGGACGGGCGGGGTGGGTCCGTTGACAGCGGCCAACGCCACGGTGCCGTCCGGCTGTATGCCGATGCTGCCGCGCAGCAGGCCGCCGTCGTCGTAGACCGCGATGGAGCCGTTCTCGATCGAGGAGTTCGCCAGGCGGCTCGTACGCGACAGGTCACGCACCAGACGCTCCAGGGTGGCGATCCTCGCCGCGAGGACGGCGAGCGTGTCTGCCAAAGGGGTTCAGCCTCCGTAGATGAAGGAGTCGGCGGGCGCGAGACCCACGGTCATCCGCTCCTGCTGGTCCCCCTGCGCCGGCGTGAGCGTCCATCCGGTCACCCGCGCCCAACCGTCGTAGTCGGTCCACTCGTCGTGGACCTGCGTCCACACGTCGTCGCCGACCTGGAACGAGCCGAAGCGGGCGGCGGGGTGGTCGATGATGTCGACTTGTTCGATCGAGCCGCGGTTCTGACGGGCGATCCGTCCCGCGCGGGCCTTCGCCGCGAGCTGGTCCTGTCCTTTGACGGTGGGCAGATCGAGTACGTCCTCTAGGCGCAGCCGACCGTCCCGTACGGCATCGGTGGCGCGGCGCCTGGCCTGGCCCTCCCCCGATCCGAGAGCGACGACGACTTGCGCGTACGCGTCGCCGTCGTAGGTGACCGGTATCAGGTCGGCGATGTTCACACCGCTGGTGAACGACACGTCCGTGCGGCGGGTGCCCAGGCGGGGCCAGCCGAGACGGACGCGCCGCTCGGGCTGTCCACCCACCCACGCAACCTGCTCGGTCCACTCTGGGCCACCGAACACAGCAATGGCGTCGGCGACGATGTCGGCCAACGCGCGGGACTCCCACCAGGTGGACGCGTACGGCTCCTCCGGGGTGCCGATCGTCGCCTTCGAGGTGACGGAGTCGACGACCACACCCAGGCTGCCGTCCGGCTGCTCCTGGCAGTAGGCCCAGACGTCCCTGATCACCTTGCACGGATCGCCGTACGTGTAGGGGCCGCGACCGTCGAGGTTGCCGTGCAGGTCATGGCGCTTGGCCAGGTAGGAGCCGAACCCGGCAGCCTCGATCGGATACTTGCCACCCTCCGGCTCGGCCCGCCAGATCAGGCCGCCCCACATCAGCTTGGAGTCCCGTTCGGCGAAGATCAGCGTGTTGCCGGGGTCGACCATGCTGCCCAGGACATGCGCCAGATGCGGCTCCAGCGTGGCCTGCAGCCCACCGGGCCCGTTCAGTTCCGGACCGTAGGTGACATCGCTCAGCGGCAGATCCCACGCCAGGACGCTCCCGCTGACCGCATCGCAGGTCAGGTAGCGGTAGGAGTGCACCGTCAGATCACGCCCTCTTCGAACTCCACGTCCGTGATGAGGGAGGTGCCGCCGTCCACACCAAGATTCCCGGTCTCGGCCTTGGACATGAAGGTCTGCAGCGACAGGACCTGGGTAGTGCCGCGCATCGCCGCGGGGATGGTGAGGCTGTCGGCGAGCACGACGGTGTTGCGGCGGGTATTGGCGCCCTGGTCGTCGTCGATGACCGTGTCTTGCCCCTGCGTGGCCCCGAACACCTGGTGCATGTGAGCGAAGACGTCTGCGCTGTCCAGACGCAGTCCGGCGATGGTGGTCACGATCTTCGCGGTGACGGCCCACGGCGGCACGTCGATGGTCCAGCGGGCCGCCGTCGGCCAGGTGTGCCACTGGTTGTCCTGGTACACGAGCCGGTTCAGCGTCGCACCGGGGAAGGCGGTCTGCAGCTTCCTGGTTCGGCGGGGGTTGGCGATCGTCCGCAGGTCGGTGACCATCGCGTTGGTGACGGTGGCGCAGTTCGGGGGAAGGGCGATCCGTGCGAGCGGGATCGCGGTCATCCCCGCCGGCGGCTGCGTCGCCGTGGACGACACGTTGGAGACGACATAGAAGAAGCCGATGTCGTCCTTGGTCGGGTCCAGGCTGCCCTCGTACTCGGGGTCCAGGACCCGCAGCACCACCATGTCGGTGCGGCCCTGCGCTCCGGTCGGGGCGATGTTCACGGGCGCTGTTCCCACGTTGTACTGGGTGTAGGAGCCCTGCCCCCAGGAGGCGCCGCGCACCACCCCGGAGCCGTCGCCGACCTGGACCCCGGCGCCCGGGGTCGTCTGCTGCGCGACTTTCAGGTCGTTGTACTCGGTCACGCCCTGCGACCCGCGCGACAGGTCGCGGATCATCATGCGCATGGTGCGGGCGGGATGCTTGCCGCCGTTGATCATCATCGGGGGCTGAATCAGCGTCATCTCGGTGTCCTCACAGGGCGGTGTAGGCGTCGCGCCACGACAGGGTCATGCGGCAGGTGTTCGTGTAGTCGGTGGCGGTCCACCGGATCTCGCTCGTCTTCGGTGGGATCAGGAACAGGTCCAGGCGGGACCCCGAGGTCAGCGCCGGCGCCGCGTTGCCGGACCCGTTGCGCAGCACCCAGCGGGTTCCCGGCCGGGTGTCGATGTCGATCCACTCCCCCGCGGCGAGACTCGTCTGCAACTGCAGGTAGCGGCCGGTCTCCACCACCCACACCTTCGGATTGGTGACCGGCCCGTCGATGCGCACTTGCGGCCAGGCGGCCACGTCGCCACCGTTGGTCACCCAGCCGGGCCGCTCCGACGGGTCAGAAACCCCGGTGGTGATCGGGGCCTCCACGGGGGCCGTGAACCCCTGCGAGTCGTTCGAGATGTCCAGCGGCAGCACCAGGCCCTGCGCGGCGTCGGCATGCCAGCGCGGATCGGTCGCCGCGAACTCCAGCGTGAGCGGTATCCACCCATACAGGGCCTGTGACATCGACACGGCCTCCACACGCCGCCACCTGCCGTACAGGCGTTTCACGTCCCGGCCAGGCCACTTGGCCCGCAGTACGGCCAGCGACCCCGCCGTCTTGCGGATGCTGTCGGCTCCGGTGACCTGCTGCAGTTGGGCAAGGAGATCGAGGGCCGCGCCCGGATCGTCAGGAGTGCGGATACCGGCCTCGATGGACACGGTGCGCGAGCCGAACAGGTCCACGCCCGGGAACCCGCCGTCGTCGCTGGGGTTGTCGACGTCGGATGTGCGCCGGTCGGGAGCACCCAGGCCAGTGACCTCCCCGGCGGGCAGCAGCGTGCCCGTCCCGATCACCAGGCCGCCGACATCGAGCTGGTAGTCGCCGAGAGCCGTCACAGCTTGCCTCCCCGCTGCGCGGCCCGAAGACGGCGCATCACCTCCGCGCCCATCTCCTGCGCCGCCCCGCGGCCGTCCGTACCGGCGGTGACCGTCACCGGCATGTGTCCGATGAGTGGCCTGCTCGTCTCCTTCACCACCACGACCTGCACCCCGCCGGACGGATGGGCGTCCACACGCGTGGGCCCGGTCACCCCCTGAGCGGTCAGCGTGTAGCCGAAGCGGTGGGCGACGTCCTCGAGTACCTGCGTCGCCGGCTGCCGCCTGTTCTGCCCGAGCGGGATGTACGCCTCGCCGCCAGTGGAGGGCTCGGCGAACCGCACCAGGCCGTTGCTCGTCGCGTACAGGCCTGGCGTCAGCACGCCACCCGACGCGTACGAGAGTCCCTTGTTGGCCCGCCCCAGGTCGGCAAGCAGTCGGCCAGCCCGAGAACCGAGGGCTTTCTGCAGCTGGGACTTGCCCGCGTTGGCGACCTCGATGATGCGGTCCTCGCCGAGCTTGGTGGCGTCGGCGACCTGGTGGATGCCCGTCTTGTTCGTCTTGACCGCGGCGATGATCGTCAGCAGGTCGGCCAGGTCCTCGTCAGACAGCGTCGCCGACGCGGCCTTCGACGCCTTGTCGGCCTTCGCAGCGCCCTTCTTGCTCTTGACTGCCTGCGCCGCAAGGTCCTGCGCGGCCTGGTCGCCCTGCGCAGCCAGCCTGGCCGCCAGGTCCCCATAGCCCTCGGCCGCCAGCTTGGCCAGGTTCTTCTGGAACTCGGACGTCTGCTTCGTCGCCCCGCCGAGCTGGCTGGTGTAGTCAGACAGGGAGGCTTTCGCTGCCTCGGCTAGCTTCTTCAACTCGGCCGACATGCTCTTGAGGTACTTCGAGCTGCCGGTAGCCATCTTGTGCGTCAGGCTGATGCCCTCGGAGCCCATCGCCTCCAGCGCATCGGCGACGTCCTGGCCGGCGCGGCGGGCAACCGTTGACAGGTCCTTACGCCACCGCTGCGCCTCCACCACCGACTTGTGCAGGTTCTTGGAGAACTTGCCCAGGTCGAGGGCGGTGCCGTTCTTGTTCATCGAGTCCGACGCGATCGACGACAGGGAGATCACGCCGTCCATGCCGCCCGCCGGTGTGTACGACCAGTTCGAGAGGCCGCCGTCGGAGTGGTACTGGACGGTCGCCCCAAACCGGTGGGCCACCTGGTCGAGGATCTGCTTGGAGCGGGCCCGCTTGGACGTGGCCAGGGGGATGTACGCCTCCCCGCCGGTCTCCGGCTCGGCCCACACCCGCCACGCTCCCCGCGGGGCGACCTGCGCCACATGCCGTTCTCGCAAGCCGCCGCCAGCGTAGAACGACAGCATGGAGCCATCGGCCTGTGGAATCGGCTTGTTCGCGAGGGGCCCGGCCCCAATACGCGGGATCACGGTCACTGACACCGGCGCGGGCGGGTCCACGCTGACGGAGATGTTCTTGGTGCCGGGGATCTCCCGCACGCTCGCGCCGATCGCATCCAACTGCGCCTGGACGGCTGCCATGTCCCCGGACAGCAGAGCGGAGGTCAGGGCTGAGGCGGCTGCAGTGCCTTTCGTCTTGGCGACCTGCTGGATCAGATCCAGCATCGCCGACCACTCGCCCTTGGCTTTGCCGCCCGCCGTGTGGAACGCGGACACAACGCTCTGCAGGTCCTTCTCGCTGATCGGCGGGTCCGCCCCCCAGATCGCTCGGATCTGGTCCATAGCGGTGGTCACGTCCCCGGACAGCAGGGCTTGTTGCAGTGCGGTCGCAGCGTCCGCGCCCTTTTCAGCGGCCACCTGTGCCAGCAGGCTCATGCCGCGCCGCAGCTGCGTCCGGGCGGCCGTGCTGCCCGCTTTCACGGCGCGGCTCATGTCGGAGACGGCCATCGCCTGCATGACTCGCCCAAACTTGCGGGCGTCGTTGGTCTCGGCGGCGTCGGCGAACTGCTTGGCGATCTTCTTGCCGTAGCGGGCTGCGATCGCAGGCAGCTGCGCCAGTCCTGCCTGGAACGCGGGCTGCGCGCGGGACGCCGACTCGGTGATGATCGATTCCAGCTCGTCGGCGACCTTCGTCTTGCCCTTGCCGAGCTGCTTCACGAGCTCGTCGAGGATCGGCGCCGACGACACGCCGAGTTTGGCGAAGTGGTCGGTGAGGTCGCCGTACCCGGCCACGGCCAGCTTGCTGAGGTTGCCCTGGAAACTGCGCTGCGCCTTCAACTGGCTGCGCAGCTCTCTCAGATAGTCCTGCAGGGTCGCGGTGGCGTTCTTGTTGGACTTGGCCACCTTGTCCTGCGCCGCCTGCCATGCCTTCGCCGGGTCGACGATGGAGCCGAGGGCCTGCGCCATCGCCTTCATCTCATCGGTGTATTGCGGCAGCCCATCCTTGCCAGTGGGCACCAGAGCATCGAGCGTCCATGCCTTCGCCGCGCCGACCTTCGCCTGCTGCACCTTGGCGTTGACGATCTCCATCGCGGCAGCGAGTTCGGCCTCCTTCTTCACCGCGCCGGACCAGATGCGGTGCTGCTTGTCGAGGGCGTCCATCGCGCCTCGCCCCTCGGAGGTCAGGGTCGTGCTCACCTGACCCGACACGTCCACCGTGGAGAAGGAAGCGTTCCGCCAGATCTCCTTCTTCAGATCTGCAAGCTTCCGGCCGCCAGAGGTGATGGCGTCCAAGGCGGAAGCCATGTCGATGCCAGCCTTCTTGAGCTTTGTGGCATCGTCGGAGTTGGTCAGCGACTCGGTCAGGGCCCGCAGACCCGCTCCTTGATCCCCCTCCTCCCTCTCGGAGCGCAGAGCCTGCACGAGGTCGTCGGTTGCCGCCTTGGCCTGTTCCTTGGAAGCGGAGTACGCCGAGTAGGCGAGCACTCCCACCGCCAGCAGCGCCGTCAGACCCGACACCGCCAGGCCCGCGCCCTTGAGGACCGCCGGCATGACCGCGCCGCCCGCCGAGGCTTCAGCCTGAGCAAGCCGGAATGTCTGCCACTGCGCCGTGATCCGCGTGATCATGGCCAGGGCGAGCGCCCCGGTCGCCGATATCACCAACAGGCCAGCGCCGACCGACTTCAGCGGGCCCGGCGCGTCCGCAATCGTGCCAGCGAACACCGACAGGGCGTTGCCAACACTCTGCAGTACCGGCAGCAGCGCCCGCCCGAGGTCGATACCCAGGGCCTTGCTGCGGTTGACGAACATCTGCCACTGGCCAGCGGTGGTGTTGATCTGCATCTCGAACGCCTTGTGCGCAGCCCCGGCCCGCTCCACCTCGTTGGCGATGGCCTGGTAGGTGTCGGCGTAGTTCTTGCCGTCGTTGGCGGCCAGGGCCAGCATCGCGCGGGAGGCCCGCACATCGTGGAACAAGGTGGTGATCGCCTCAGCGGAGCCGTGCGTGGCCTTGGCCACCTTGTTCACGACGACGTACAGGCCGTCCTGCTGCACCGCCGAGGCCGCCGACTCGTAGCCGAGCTTGCGCATCAAGTCGCTCAGCTCTCGGGTCGGCTGCATCAGCCTGGTCATCAGCATGTTCAGGCCGGTCGCCGACTCCGCCGCAGGAACGCCCGCGAGGGTCACCGCGGCGTACGCGGAGGCCAGGTCCTCGAAGCTGATGCCGGCAGCAGCAGCCATCGGCACGATGTCGCCCAGGTGCAGCGCCAACTCCTCGAAGCTGATGACGCCCTTGTTGACGGTCTGGAACATCACGTCCATGACGCCGCTGGCATCCCCGGCTGTCAGTCCGTACGCCTTCAGCACACCCAGCAGGGCCCGCGCAGAGATCTCCGTTGTCGTCAGGCCCGCGCTGGCACCCTTCGCGGCCACCCCGAGGATCGTCATCGCATCCGAGCCGTCGAAACCCGTCGAGACAACCTGGTACAGGCCCTCGGCGAGCTGGTTCGCGGACTGCGTCATGTCCTTCGACAGATCCACGATCTTGTCGGTGAACCCGCTGACCGTCGTCGCGTTGATCTGCTGGGAAATCGTCATGACGTTCGCCATGTGCTTCTCCAGCGCCACGGCCCCCACAACCCCGGCGCCGAGGACCGCCGACAGCACCAGTCCGGTGCGCAGGTAGCCGCCGACCCGGGCCTGCGTGGCCGCGCGGGTCTCCGCGAGCGCGGCGGCCTCCGCCTGGCGCACGGCAGCAGCGTTGGCCGCAGCGCGCGCCGACGCGGCAGCCTCCGCCTCGTTACGGGCGGCCAGCGTCTGCACGGCCCGAGCATCTGCCGCCTGGCGGGCCTGCGTCGCCCGCGTCGATACCCCGGCTGCGCGGGAGGCAGCGGACTGCGCGGCGACCGCCCGTTCCTCCTGCACGCTCTGCGCCTGCGCGGCCCGTGTCGCCGCCGCGGCCGCGGCGTTCGCGGTGGCCTGTGTAGCGACCGCGCCCCGCCCGGTTGCGGCCTGGGCGCGGGCCGCCATGGTCTGTGCGACCGCTTGAGCGCGCAGCGTTCGCTCGCCGGCCGCGACCGCCGCGGCCCGCTCTCTCTCCGCCTTCGCGGCGAGGTTCGCGGACAAGGCTTGGACGCGACCGGATCGTTCGGCGGCTGCGGCGGCAGCCTTTTGCGCGGCCGCGGTGCGTTCCAGGGCCGCGGTGACACGCGCCTGGCCCAGGACTGCGTCAGCCGACGCGGACGCCTGCAGCCGGGCCAGTCGCTGCGTGGCCGACCCGGTCTCCATCAGCGTCAGGTTGACCTGCTGCAGCTGCCCGTCGAACTGGCGCAGCTGCGTCGCGGACTGCCTCAGACCGCCCGTCAGCCCGCCCGTCTGCGCCTGCAGGTTGACGTACAGGTTGTAGGCGCTGCCGCTCACCTACTGCTCCCGCCTGGGCTTGAGCCCGATCTTGACCCCGCGTCCTTCCGGACCGTCCGGTACCTGCTCCCGCTCCATCGCCAGCAGCTCACACCCCGGACACGTGCTCGCATCGGCGACATAGGCGAACCGGTCCCCACCCAGTTCCGGCCGCCATTCACCCGCCCTGGTGCCGCACCCGGAGCACACCGCCCGCGTGTATACGAGCCACGCCAGCGCCTTCGCCCGGTCCAGCGCCGTCCAACGCCCGTCACCGGCCCCCGTGAACTGACTGTGCGGCATTCCATAGGTGTGGCACAGTTCCATCTCCGCCCGGAAGCCCGGTTCGGAGATCAGCCTTTTCCCAGGTCCGCGCGCAGTGTCTGGTTGATGAGCAGGGCTGCGGTGAACAGTGCCTTCGCTTCTGCATCCGCCCAGGTGTCCAGCAGCTCCTGAGCGTCGGCAACGCTCATGCCCTCCACCTCTTCGCCTGCCTCGTCGCGCTCGATGTGACAGGCGGAGATGACGGCGGCCGGGAAGGACTCGACGTTGTATTCCATGCCCTGGTCGGCCTGTGCCTCGCTCGGAGCGTGCTCGCGCAGCAGTTGCTCCCACACCGGCCGGGGCAGTGCCCGGAAGGTCAGAGTCAGCGTCGCTTCCGCCAGTGCCTCCTGCGCCTGGTCCAGGACCCCGTCAGCGGCGAGGACTTGCGGGTTGGAGGCCACCCACGCGTCGCGCTGGTCCTCGCGGATTCCCTGCTCAGCGCATTCGGTGATCGCCGCGGCGCGAGCTTTCGCGAGCGCCAGGGCCGCATCAGTGACAGCCGTCTTTGCCTCTTCGTCGTCGCAGAACGACAGAGTGCGCTCGGGCAGCTTCCGGGCCCGCAGCCGGGCCATCTTCGCGGCCCAGTGCGCGTCCTTGGCGACAGCGACGGCCGACGGTACGACAGTAGTCATGCAGCATCCCCCCAGGTCAGTTGGAAGCCGGAACGGCGGCGTCGAGTGTCGGCGTCCCGGAGATGGCGAAGGTGGCGGTGAACTTCGCCGGGTCCGAGCCCGTCGAGTAGGCGGGGGCGCGGCCCGCGACGCGGACCGGGAAGACGTCCATGGACTTGCTCGCCGGGATGTCGCCCTTGCGCAGGATGACGACGAAGCCCTCGGCGCCCTTCGACAGAAGGGTCTCGATGGTCTCCGCCGCCTGGTCCTCGTAGAAGGTGAGGCTGGAAGAGTCGGCCTTGTCCTCGCCCGGGATGTTCGTGGTGAGGGTCGAGCCCATGTCCGGGGTGTCGATCGGGGAGTTGGCCAGCGACCATCCGGCGATGTCGGCGATCGCACCCGACAGGTCAGTGGAGTTGGTGCCCGTCAGCTCGGGGCGGATCGGCACGTTCGTAGCGGCGGCGATCGTCTTCAGGAAGTAGATCTTCGTGATGCCACGGCGCATGAACCGCTGCTGGGTGGTACCCAAGGGGAATTCTCGCTCTCCGGGGACCCCGGCCCCGGATGCACGGAGGCCCGTCCCCAACAGGTCGCAAATGCGAGCCAGGGGGTCAGCCCGTGCCGTGTGGCCGGACGTCCGCGAGAGGGCCTCCGCGGTGAGGTGCGATCCGATCAGCTGTTCGGCGTCGAGACCGTCAGGACGAATCGCTGCACGTAAGTGTAGGTGGAGCTGACGACACTGGTCCCGTCCTCGCGGTCCAGCTCCCGGCCGATCACCGTCGCACCCACGACACTGATCGGGTTAAGGAACAGTCCGCTGCCGGGCACCCGCGCCAGGAACGCCTGGCGCACCTTGTCTGCCTGCAGTGACGCCTGCTCGGCGGTTGTGCCAACCGATGACACCTGCAGCAGCACTCGGGCATCGGCATCGGAGTCCCCGAGTGACGGGCCGATGCCGGAGGTCTGCCCCAGCTCGTACAGCACGCTGTACGGGATGGTGTTCCCCGTCGGCTGCGACGTCGAAGTGGGAGCAGTCCCATACCCGCACGAGCGGCCAGTAGCCGTCTGCAGCATCGTCTGCACGGCGAGCGCCACCTGCCGCCCCGACACGCTCATCTGCTGATCCTCCTCACTGCCCGTCGGCGATCTGGCCCAGGGCTTCAACGAACAGGGGGCGAACCGTCTCCACGGCCGGGCCGACGTGAGGGTAAGGCGGCTGGTCGTAGATGCGGCCCAGACTGTCCGGCCCAATGAATCCATACTCCAGGCGGCGCGCCTGCGGCTTGTTGGTGCCAACAACCCCAGTCACCACGTCGCCGCTCACGTGCACCTCGTGCGTCCACGACCGCCGGTAGTCACCCGTGATCACATTCGGACCCGGCCGACCGCTCGCGTTCGCTTTGATCTGGGTCTCCAGCAGCATCGCGTAGTGCCGCACCACCGACACCGCCTCCGGCAGCACCCTTTCGGCACGCCCCTGCAGGGCTGCGGCCACCTCAGCCGCGTTGCTGTAGGCGCCCGCGCCGGGACGCGCGCCGAAGTGCGGGCTACTGGGGGACGGCATCGGTCACCTCCGGCTGCCACTTGCCCGACGCCCACTCCTGCAGGAGACGCAGCATGGCCCGGGTCAGCTCGTTGGGTCCGCCGTCCATCAGGTCGTGCCGGGACAGCGCATGCCGCTCAAGCTCGCCCGCATCGATCGCCGAAAGGAACCCTGCGGCGGCCGGGCCCGGGTCAGGGAGCACACCGACGACGACACGGGCCAGTCCGTCGAACTCGTCCTTGACGAGCGGTGACAGGGACAGCAACAACTCCGCCGGCTCCCCGGCGTACTGGCGAAGCTGGTAGCCGTTGACCTTGGAGGAGATATCGCGGCCGTCGAGAGCCACCGTTCCGGCGGCCTGGTCGGCGGTGATCCGTACCTGACGCAGCTGATCATCCATACAGATCAGCCTACGGACCGGCGCGGACAGCCCCCTCAGATCGCGGACGGTGCGAAGGTGATCCGCTCCGTGAGCCGGGTGGTGCGGCAGATCTCCACCGTAGAGGCCTCGGTGGCGTCCTCGGCCAGCCAGGTGCGGCCCGTCCGGCCGTCCGCCCCCTCAGTGATGACCTCCACCAGGTCGCCGGGCATGGCCACCGGCGCCGACGTCGGAGTCACTAGCCGGTACCAGGCCGCGCCCTCCGACAGCCAGTCGAAGCCGAGGATTTGGGCAACCACGATCTGCCCGTGCGAGGAAAGCACCGCGCCCGTCCCCTCGTACACGACACTCGTCGGGGTCTCGCCGGGCTCCCCCGTCACCGGATCGAGGGCGGGCTGACCGGCCGTGCGGGAGATCCGCACCGTGTCAGTCAGCAGCGCCTCAAGGTCATAGCGGGCCTGCGCAATATCCACCACTGCTCACGCTCCCGTCGTCTGCGTGGACTCGTCCAGCCACGTCGTACGGACGACCGCGAGGGAGTTCGCGTCGGAGATGTCTAGGACCCGCCACGTCCGGTTGAGTAAGCCAGGGTCCTGGGTGGCGACGGTGACCCGTACATGGTCGTCCCGTGAGCCGAGCGGCGCGCCCAGCGGGGTCAGTAGCCGGTAGCGGTTGCGGGTGTCGTCGGCGTACGCCTGCCCTTCCAGGGACAGGACCAGGCCGGGCCCGCCTTGGGAGAAGACCGCCCCGGACCCCTGGTAAAGGACTATGTCCGGGCCGGGCTCGTAAACGCCGGTGTCCGGGTTCAGGATTTGCGGTCCCGGGCGGAAGATCTCGACCGTGTCCACAAGGATGCGGGTCTCGACGATGGTGGCGACGGGCGCAAGCGTAAGCCCTTCGGAGGGCGGCGGAGTGCTCAT